TGATTAATTTGTTCAGGATCCTGACTCTCTTTGGCGATGATTAGAAGTTTCTCTTCTCTTACAAGAAAAGGTCTATACTTAATCTTCTTGTTAGTAGATGGAATCTCAAGAGAATATGTAGGAACAGAAATAGATGGTAATGGCATGATTATTCACTCAGTCATATAAAATTATTTATCAGGTCAAAGTGACTTAATTCCATCAATGATTGACCTACCAATATCTCTTAAGAATACTGGAAGATTAAAGTACGGATCCTCTCCCAGAATATATGGTTTTCTATCATTTGATGCATCATTTACCCAAGCATAACTATCTGCTTTTCCAACAGTATAGCGATCAATCTTAAATGACACAGACATCTTCAACAGTTCTGATGCACCATAACTCACTGGAATAGATGCGATATTGTAAGGATACATTCCATAAAAATTATATACTATAGAATGTACGGAATCATGATCTCTTTCAAATTTAATAATTGATGTTCCATTTGATTTGTACTCATCTGGGTAATTCATTCTAATAAAATAAGAATCTCCTGACTGATCTTTATTAATTGCTTCAAGTTCACCATATCTCTGTATAAGAATATCATTGTGAGATCCTCCAGCAATGAAATCCATCCAGTGTTCAAAGAACCTTAAAGAATTATAAGTTTTATCTACATAAAACTCCAAGGTAACATCCTGGAACTGTCTTCTATGTGCAACTGTCTGGGTAATTCCCATATAGTTACTATTAACTTCAGCAGTTGCCAACTGCGTTGTAGGAAGTACAGCATTACTACAAAGAAGTCCAACTTCGTTAATATAATTTTGATCTATTCCTCTTGCTGCCAAATACTGAGTTAATCTGGCATTAGTACCAAGTTGAGGAATTCCTCCAAATTGAACGTAATAATAAGAAGTTTGAGCAAGGTTTGTTATCTTATCCCTAAACTCAAAGATTTTCTTTGGTTTTGGTATGTTGATCCTTCCCACACTAAATACCTATATTGAACACTTTTAGTATAAGTATTTAGATGGCTTACAAAGGAAAGTACAAACCCTCTTATCCAAACAAATATAGCGGAAACCCATCAAACATCATCTATAGATCTTTGTGGGAAAGAAAGTACATGAAATACTTAGATACTAATGAAAATATTCTACTATGGTCCAGTGAAGAATTCTTCATCCCTTACAGATCACCTATTGATGGAAGAATTCACAAATACTTCCCAGATTTCATGGTCAAAGAACAGACCAGTTCTGGAAAGATCATAAACTATGTCGTTGAAATAAAACCTAAGAGACAGTGCCGTGCTCCCAAGAAACCAAACAATATAACCAAGGGGTATATTTTTGAGGCAAAGGAGTATGCCAAGAATCAATCTAAGTGGGCAGTTGCAAAAGAGTGGTGTGCTGATCGTGGTTATGAATTCAGAATACTAACTGAAGAAGATCTAAACATCAGATACTAAAATGGACGAAGAATTAACTGGGTTTGAACGAAATTCTTTAAACGATTATACTAAAGAAGAATTAGTTCAACTTGCTAAAAAATACACTCTCTACTACAAGACCGCTAAAGGTAGAGGTAGTACGGCAAACTATACCAGGTTGACAAAGCACCAGTTAATTAGTTTGATCAGGAATGATCGTGACTACAAGAATGCTCAAAGGAAAGATCTACAAAGAAGCGGTGATACTGATTACGATCCGTTTGACATTGAAGATGATGTTGATACAGTTGAAAATAGATTCTTTGAACTCAGGGCAGGTTTGAAAGGAACTGAGAAACCTGAAGAGTTGATGGATGAAATACTTGCATTAGCAGAAGGAACTGAAGTTGATCAAGTTCTGCCAGGAAGACATTATACATACATATATTATGCGGCAACGCCAGGAATAAAATACGATAGACATCCATTGATTACATGCGTGGCAATCAATGAGGATAGTTTCGTTGGATATAACTATCACTGGCCAATGAATAGACAATATAAGAATGAATATCCTGGTGAAAGAGTTCAGAGTCCAATTTATGAAATAAGTTATCTTGAGTTACAAACTCTTAAATCAATACCATACGCAAGAAAAATTCAACTTTAGTTCATAAATACTTCTAAAAGGCTATTCCATGACGGAATTTTTAAGATATCCTCTAAAAACTTATGGTTCTGGAGAAAACGGTGATAGATTAGATGATTACCTCTATATTAGAGTCGTAAATTATGTACCTCCAGGATTAGAATCAATTGCAAATAATTCATTTGCATTTGGTTCTTCCAATTTCCAAAGAGATTCTGTAGATGCCGCTGATAGATCAGAACCTGATGGAAAGTTACGACAGATAGCGACTATCATTCTTCCAATACCTGATAAAATTCAAGATAATAACGGAGCAGAATGGACTGCCGGAAATATGAATCCTTTGGCAGCTGTTGTGGCTGGAAGCAGTTTTGAAACAGCGATATCCAGTGATCCATTCAAAGCTGCCCTTGGTAGTGCTGAAAAGTTTCTTAGAAGTACAGGAGATGCTTTTTCGGAGAATACAAGAGGCGTAGCGGGAACAACTGCAGCTCTCGCCACTAATGCTTTATTTGGTCAAGCTGGAATCAATCAGATCACTTCCAGAGCAACTGGTCAGGTATTTAATCAGAATACAGAATTCTTATTTAATGGAATTCAAGTTAGACCAGCATTTCAATTTACATTTGATCTAACTCCAAGAAGTAGAGAAGAATCAATAAGGATTAAACAAATTATTAGAACTTTTAAATACCATATGGCACCAAAAAATTCTGCCGTACCTGGAGCAGCTCGTCAAGTAAGACGTGACTCAGGTACAAGACAAGGATTATTTGTTCAAGCACCTGATGTATTCAAACTAGAGTATAGGATGGGTAACAAAGAGCATCCATTTCTACACAAGTTCAAGTTATGTGCTTTAACTCAGATGAGTGTAGATTATACTGGATCTGGACAACATGCAACTTATGCAGATGGAACACCAGTTCACATGAAATTATCTCTTCAGTTTCAAGAACTATCACCAATCTTTGCTGAAGATCAATTTGAATACTTTGACTTCGCCAAAAACCAAGGAGAAGGATCTGGAAGTGACAAAGGAGTTGGATTCTGATGTCATACTTTTCTAGAGTTCCAAATATAGAATATCAATCATTTCTTTCAGATTCAAAATCATCATCTGAATATTTGGTTGTCAAAAACCTATTCAAGAGGATGAAACTGAGAGATGATCTTCAAAATGCAATAACTCTCTTCAATAAATATCAGATCCCTGATGGTGCAAGACCAGATACTGTTGCAGAAGAATTTTATGGTTTTGAAGGATATGACTTCTTAGTTTTGATCTGTGCAGGAATAACAAACTATAGAGATCAATGGCCACTTTCTGATTATGAACTGTACAATTATTGCCTAGATTTATACGGGTCAGATCAGAATCTCAATGCTATTCATCATTATGAAACTGTAGAAGTAAGAGATTCTGAAGATAGATTGATTCTACCTGCAGGGAAAGTTGTTGATGAAGATTTCAAGTTGAATTACTCAGTCGGCAATCAAATTTACACTAACGATGATCCAGGGGAACTAGATCCTAATATCGAAGTGTATGTAACACAAATAACAAACGCTGTTACAAACTTTGATTATGAGTATCGTAAGAATGAAAAGAAGAGAAACATTTACTTACTTAGACCACAATATGTCCAACAGGCACTGCTGGACATGAGTAGAGAACTTGAATACTCAGAATCATCTGAGTTTATCGATCAGTTCTTAATACGAACTGAAAACACTAGAGTAATAGGCAAATAAAAAAGGGAGGTCTTGGACCTCCCTTTCTTGTATCACTCGTCAGAGAGTCGTGCGAACAAGTTCTTCAGTTCATCTGACATTTCATCATCGTCATCAGTTTTGGTTGAACTGGAGAGGGTGATGTCGGGATCATTGAATCCTCCAGTGCTGGAAGTTCCAGTGCCACGATTTGCCTGACGGAACTCTTCTTCTTCCTGAATGCTCTCTTGATCTTGCATCTTAGGAGTTCCCTTGATACCGAGAACATAATCAAGACGGGTCTTCAGTTCATCATAGGTTTTGAACTGATCCTCTGCAACGAGTTCTGCCAGAGGATACTGACGCTTCCACACTGCTTCCATGGCGTCATCGTCGTCCAGGAGAGCAGAGGTGCGTGCAAACTCGGAAGAGTCGTAGTTACGATAACCAGCAACGTTCTTTGCCTTCAGTTTGAAGTTAGCACCTTGCCAGAAGTCGAACGGATCGATTGCTTCCTCGTCCTCGAACTCGGGTTGCATTGCTGCAGTCAGTTTGTCAAAGATTTTCTTGCCAAACTTATACAGGAAAACGCGACCTTCGTTCTCAGGGTTTGCGGGATCCTTGACCACATAGATGTTTGCAATGTAGGTCAGTTTACGCTTTTGCTTACGTGCCTGATCTTTACCTGCATCGGTGCCGTTGTTCCACAGCATCGAGTTGTATTCAGACACAGGATCCTTCTGACCCATAGTGGTCAGAGAGTTCTCAATGTACCAACCGCCAGGACCCTGGAAGGCGTGAGAGTACAGTTTAACGAAAGGAAGATCTTCACCTTCAGGAGATGGGAGAAAACGAATAACGGCATAACCATTACCGCTCTTATCACACTCCAGTTTCCAGAGGCGTTCGTCGCCACCTTGTCCAGTGGAATTCATTTTCTCGACTTCTTTGACCAGTTTGGCGGTCAGAGATCCGAGTTTGGATTGCTTTTTAAGATCTGCGAATGACATTAGATTTCGGGGGATTGTGTTGGATGTCGGTTGTGCGACCTCTTTATCATAGGAGACCTACGAAGGGATGTCAAGCCCTGGAGTTCAGTCAAGGTATCTCTTTAGTTCAACAATGGTTTCTTCCATGGTGTTAAAGAGGACCTGAATATCGGTGTGTGGTGGGAAACCCATCATGACAACAGATTTCTGAAGGTTCTCCTTCATTTCAACTGCTTTGGGATGATCAGACAAGGATAAACGAGTATACATTACTCTCTGCTTTTCAAGAAGAACTTGCAGTTTTTCTACGTGCTCCAGTTTTGTATCGATATCCATGGCACCGAAAGACATGATGCTTCCACATATATCTTCTTGAAGTTGATTGATATCGTCTAGTTCCTTCTGAACTATATCGGAGTCGAAGAAATTATTCATTTACTATTTCTCTTAAAATATGTTTGAACTCAAATATGTTAATATTTAGAAACTGATTGTACTTTGTAATCTTCAAACTAACAAGAGGCCAAACAGGATCGTCTTTTAGTTTCTCATCGTAGTTTTTTGAAAAATGGAAGATTTTTTCGTAGATTACTAGCGTATCTAGAGATACTTCTCCACCTAGAAACTTTTTCAGGATGATTGGGTGTTTCTTCGTACATTTGAAGACATTCTCCAACCCGTTTTCGGATAGTAATTTCTTCGATTGTTCTTTGAAGTGATACTTCAAACTCTGCTGTCGTCTCATCCAGTCGGCGTAGTTCCTTTCGCCAGAATTTATAATCTCTCCAATCCATAGGTTCTGAGGGTTGTCTGATGCTGCAAAATTGGATACCAAAAACTGAACGATTTCTTTATCGGAATACTTTCTACTGGTCTTTTCAAACCAATACTTATCTTTCCTCTTATTGAAGGAAGTTACAGTAGCACGGGTCTTCGCACCGTACTTAAAGAAGTCGTACTTTGGGTTTGTGAAATGATTCTTTAATGACAAATAATGTTGATAGGTTTCAAAGGGAGTCACTTTCATCAGGCTCTAAATCTTCAGGATCAAAATCTTCAATACAATCAACTGAGACCTCATTGCCAGCAATGGAATACCAATGCTTTGCAACTCCATAGATATCTTCGTGAAAACCAAGATACTTGAGGTCATCACACTTATACTCACGCAACCACGCCTGAAGGCGTTGGTGCATCAATTCATCACGGGAAACTGAATTCATAGAGGAAGTTTTGCCCTTGAAGTTTTCTTCATGAAGTTAAGACGTATCGCGTCCCACTTCAATCGTTCCTTCAAAGGTTTCGATACGAGTTTCGTAATCGATTCTATCTCAAGTTCATTGATTTCGCAATAGTGAATAATTGCATCAATGTAATTGACTTTTTCTTCGATGACGATCTTTTCAATCTCCAGTGCGAATTTTGCTGGACTTAG